TGACGATGAAGACGATGATTAATGATTCGCAAAGAGATCGCCTTAATTTATTCAAGGCGATCTCTAAATTACAAATAATATAAGACAAATTTTAAATTTACACCAATAGTAACATTATCAATATATATTTGATAATATTATTGTGTAATGATTGCATACATAGACTCCTATTTTCCTATATATTTATAGGAATTTTCAAGGAGGAATATGCAATCTAAAAAAGCAAGTTTTTTCCTGATTTCTGTCTGTACAATACTTTCATTTTCATTGTGTTTTCTGGTTGTAGCTAAAGCACCGAACTTACAAAGCGTTGCTCAAGTTTCACACGAGAAAATTACTAATCCAGTAGCCAATTTCGAAGGCTATGAAGATGATGATGTTTCAAATGTAATGGTTCCAATTCCTATGAAGGATAGAGTCTATAATAAGACTGGAATTCAATGTGTTTGGGCATCACTTGAATGTATTGGAAGATATGCTGAAGAAAAAAAACTTATCAACCTAACGAATGATTCCGAATGTCAAGGTTATAGCAGCCCAAGTGGATCAGCAAGAAAGCTTATGGCTTTAAATGTCAAATTTGAACAGACTACAAGTTTGTCTGATAAAAGTTTGATCCGTAAGGCTGTAGTGAAAGAAAAGCGTGGTGTATTATTTGGTATTCCCGGTCATGCTATGGTCATGGTTCACTATGATGAAGCAAAAGGAATTATCAAATATATAAACAATAGCGATAAAGAATTGAAAATAAGAACTTGGACAATCGATGAATTTAACCGCAGATGGGATGGTTGGATTTGTGCAGTTTATGCCGATGTGGATCACATTCCAAATAAATGGTTGGCATCAACAATTAAAGTTATTGATATGGAAAATTTAAATTTTCTGGCTCCAAAGAATTATATTCTTTTTCCAAAATGATTCTTTTTTCCACAATTACATTTCTTTACAGATCTTGTTTTCTTATTTACTGGCGGTTTATCATCACCAATTGTTTGAAATGCTCCCGCACTATCCATGGGCGGGAGCATATCATGAGAGTCGGGTCCAATATCAGAAATGCCAATATTAAAATTTTCAGATTTTTTAGATAACCAATTTTTAAATTTCATAATCTATTTAACAATTATGTTACAAACTTTATTTGCAAAATAAATATATTTCTCATAAGCATTAGATAAATTTTCATATTCTTGTAATTGTAAAGTATTTTTTCCAGATGGGATAATGAACTCTTGACTGAATTTCAATTTAGTTTTTAATCCAATATATTCTGATATTAAATCTAAACCTTTTCCCTCACGAAGATTCGAATGTGTCAAAAAAACAGAATTTGGATTTCTTTTTGCTAATTCGCACAATCTTCTGATTCTGTAAAGATAATATCTTTTTGCATCATTTTTTTTATAAATCTTTTGATTTATAAGATAATCAATCGTTGCTTCTGGCTCTCTTACCAAAAATATAAATTGGCAAAATTGATTAGGCTTGAGACTATATTGATAATTATACAGTAGGTGATCCATGTATATTCTTGATGAATTATTTAACTTGTGCTTATTTTCAGTAAGACCCAACAATCTCAATGGTGTATCATAAATATTATCTTTTTCAAATCCCATGATTCTTGTTTCATTATTCAATAAAGCATATAATTCATTAGATCCACTACCAATGTGACTCATTATAAATAGAACTTTTTTCATCAAATGCCCTAAAAAAGTTGGATAATACAATAACTAAGAAAGCACACTAATATAAGTAGAGGAATATTATGACACTTTGGTCAGATTTTTTTAAGCTATTTACATACGCCACAGAAAAAGACCCACTAGCAAAAAGAAAAGATTCTTCTAAATTTTCTGGTGCAGGGATTTCTCAGGCTGATGCTTTGCAAACTGGCGGCGAATTAGTTGCTGGACAAGGTCCAAGTAATTACATCAACCTTCGTCAAACCTATGATATGATCGATACTACCACACTTGGTAATCGATCTTCAAGATATAAAGAATACGAAAGACTAAGAAATTTACCAGAAATTGAAATGGCTATGACCGTATTCGCTGATGAAGCATGCGTCAGCGGAGATACATTGATTGCAACTCCACATGGCTACCAAACTATAGAATGGCTCACAAAAAACAAAGCTAATGAAAGATTTTTAGTTTATTGCTACAACTTAGAAAAAAGAGATTACACACTTGGATGGGCATTTGCTCCAAGACTTGTAAAGAAAGCCAAAACTGTTGAAGTTGTTCTAGATGATGGAAAAATCATATACGCAACACCAGATCATCGCATTTTAAAACGAAATGGCGAATGGATTCCTTGCGGAGAACTTGAATTTGGCGATGAATTAATGCCATTTTATCGTATTCCAGCCAATCAAAATTTAACAAATCTTAGAGTGAATCAATTTCCAAGAATATTTTCATTTGATAAAGGATGGATTCATGAACGACAATTTGTAGATGATTGGAAAAGTGGCAAAATAACTCCCGAATATGAAAAGTTAAATAGAGCTTGCAGACTAATTGGAAGCGACATTCCAGTAAGACAAATCGCCAAAATAATGGAACATGATTGGAATACTATCGATAGTATGATTCAAAAGAATGGATTCACACTAAAAGAAATTAGAAAATTGCACAGGAGAGCAACGGTAAGAAAGGTTGTTAGTGTAGCCGAAGGTCCAGAAATGGATGTTTATGATATATCAGTTGAGAAACATTTGTGCTTTGCAACAGACTCTGTAATCCTTCATAATTGCCAAAAGAATGATGCAGGGAATATTATGACTATTGAATGCAAAAATGACGAAGTTAGAAAAGAAATTGAATTTTTGCTTCTTCATCGAAAAATGTTAAATCTTAACAGATATGGTTATGTGTACTTCAAAGATATGATTGTTCATGGTGACAAATTTTTCGAAATAGTTATAAATCCAGATAAACCAGCTGAGGGTATCTATAAAATTATACCTTTGCCACCAGAGACAATGTATCGAATCGAAACAATTAAAGGAAAATTAATTGAATTCCAACAATCAAAAGAAGGTCCAGACTATCAAGCATTGGCAAGAGGAGATGTATCACAACAAAGTGATGCAGAATTATCCCAATCTACAGCAATAAGATTTGCACCATCCCAAATTTTGCATATGAGAATTGGAGATGATCGAAGAAATTTCTATCCTTACGGACAATCTCTTATCGAACCAGCCAGAGGACCAGCACATCAATTAAGACTTATGGAAGATGCAATGGTGGTATATCGCCTGTGTCTTGTTGGAAATACAAGAATTAGAACCGAAAATAGCTATAAATACATCAAGGACTTACAAATAAATGATCAAGTTTATTCTTATGATCAATCTAACAACACTATAATTACCAATGTTATAAACTTTATGAACAATGGAATTAAAGATGTTTATAAAGTTAAGACAAAACATGTGGAAATTACAGGAACAGCAACCCATCCAATTCTGGTTAACAGAAACGGAATTATTCAATATGTTGATATTCAAAACTTAATTCCAAAACATGATATGATTATAAATGTTCAAAGGAATAATGATAAAGAAGTTGAGATCCCAAAAATATTTGGAACTAAATGGGCAAAGATAAGTGATTCCCAAAGAAAATCATTCCGTAATAATACCTACGCAAATAAATCTCAAATCATGAGATTGTGTAGCACTAAAGCGGATAGAGTCAAACAGTTTTTGTATTCTAAAGGAAAGGCTTTGCCATATGAAAAAGCTTTGGAAATATGTGACAAATTTGAAATTAATCCTGACAATTTAATTGTTGTAAGTAAAGGTCAGTACAATGAAGAAAGAATTGATTTACCAAAATATGTAGATGAAGATTTTGCTCGTCTTTTTGGATTTCTGATTGGCGATGGATCAATGAGTAAGAATAAATGCCAGTTAAACTTTACTGCTGGCATGGATGATAGACAAAATAAATTCTATGCAAATTTATTGAAAAAATATTTTGGAAAAGTGAGATTTGAAAAAGAAACTAGAAGCAAGCATAAACAACTAGGTAAATATGTAGTCGATTCTAGAATAGCTTGTAAAACTTTTATCACTTTGGGATATATCCATGGAGCTAAAAACAAAAGAATTCCTGATTGGGTTCACACAGCATCGAAAAATATTAGAAAAGCATTTGTCGAAGGAATTTGTAATGCAGATGGATGTGAAAGAACAACAAAAAAGGGAACATGGTTTTCTACAATTGAATTGTGTAATCAAAAATTGATTGAAGATATCAAGGAAATTTGGTCTTCAATTGGATTGTGTTCTGGAAAACTTAAAACTAGACATCGTAAATGTGGTCATATCATAGAAAAAAATAGAAAGATGCCGTCAACTATTTCTTATTCTGTGACAATATCTGAAAATGAATTGCCGAAATATGAAAATGTAATATCTGTAGAACATGTAGGAAAAGAAGAAGTTTTTGATATTACAGTTGAAAATGAACTTCATAATTTCATAGCCAATGGCATACCGACCCATAATACTCGTGCGCCCGAGAGACGAGTGTTTTATATAGATGTCGGTCAACTTCCACCATTTAAAGCAGAAGCTTTTATGGAAAGATTAAAAGATCAATTTCGTAAAAGAAAAACTGCTGGTAATCGTGCAACAACAGGTGCAAACCTTGTAGAAGAAAGATGGCAACCACCAGCACAAGATGAAGACTATTGGGTTCCAGTTCGTCCAAATGCAAATAGTAGAATTGAAACTCTTCCGGGCGCACAAAACCTTGGAGAAATTGATGATGCTGTTTATTTTAGAAATAAATTATTTGTTTCATTGAACTTTCCAAAAAGTTATTTTTCAAGTGAAGATGTTAATGCAACTAGAATTACATTATCAGCACAAGATGTTAAGTTCGCAAGAATGATCGAAAGACTTCAATCGAATTTTGAAGATGGAATTTTAGATATATGCGAAAGACATCTTGAACTTCGTGGATTTCCACAAGAAATGTTTAAAGATTTAAAAATTCGTATGACTCCACCATCAGATTGGAGAGAATTATCAAGAGCCGAAGTAAAAACAGCAAGACTTACAAATGCAGGTTCTTTAAAAAGTGGTTTGTTAATGTCAGATTATGACATTTATACAAAAGTTTTAATGTATTCAGAAGAAGATACATCTATGATGTTGAGCAGACTTAAATTGCAAAAATTAGAAGATCTAAAAATTCAGATTATGTCTCAAAATCCTCAATTGCTAGGTGTTGGTGTTCCTACTCCAGAAGAAGCAGGAAAAGAAATAGGGTCTGAAGCTGGTGGTCCAACTCCAGATCTTGGTGCAGAAGCTCCACCGCCAGCAGAAGGCGAAACTACACCACCGCCAGCAGAAGGCGAAACTACACCACCGCCAGAAGGCGAACCTCCAACAACAGCAACAGATGAAATTCCAGATGCTGAAGAAAATGATTTGAAAAAGTACAATCTTGAAATTATAAATTATGGAATAGAACAAGATCATGAAGATCGTGATGATAGCACAATGAGTTAATATGATAACAATTAAACAATTAGCACACTTTGCTTTTAAAAATAAAAATCTACAAAATGTAGCAGTGAATGCTGGATGCTATCATTGCACTAAAATTTTCAAAGCAATTGATGTAAAAGAATATACAGATGCAGGGCAGACAGCTTTGTGTCCACTATGCTCTGTAGATTCAGTTGTTTTTGATAATGCAGAATTTGAATTGACTGAAGACAGTCTTAAAAAAGCTTATCAATACTGGTTCCAGAAATAATTATGCCATGTCAGAAGCGTTTGGAGCAACTACATCTGGTTCATCTTTAGAAGTTTTCAAACCAGATTTTGCAGCCGTTCTCAAACCAGACAAAAATGCAGAATCATTAAGATCATCCATATTTGACTTATCTAGTTCTCCTTGAACATCTGGACCTTCGCTTTGCAACAAAGTCAGTAGTCTTCGAGCAAAAGTTGGGTCGTCAGCAATTGCAATACGAACTGCACGAAGAAGATGAGCTAGTACTGGTCCTTTTGATGCACTTAGACCCCTTCCAGCTATTTCACGACCAAGATCCATTGCGACATCTTCAATATATTGTTGAAATGTTTTCATTTTTTACCTCAATTTTAATCCCAAAAGCATACTTATATAGTTGATAGATGCTATTTTTATATTGTCGATCTAATTTTTATAGTGTTAATCTATTTTTTAAAATTGGATTTAAAATATTATGGCGTGAGTAATATATAGCATAATGACAGCATTGAAAATCGTGCTACATAAATCATAACTTACAGGCACAGGAGTTGATGAGACATGAAAAGAAAACTTATAAGCTTTGAAGCATTCAAAAATTTGCAAGAAAATTCTTTAACCCGTATTGAAGAAGAACTTATTCTTGCTGAAGACATTTTAGGTAAAACTCTCGGCATTGATGTTGAGTTGTTTTCTTTCACCGAAAACGCTGTTACCTACAAAACCGCTGATGATAACTTCATCAATGCAATTTACAAGCTAGAAGATGATCAAGTTATTTTTGAAAACATTCAAGAACTTGTTATCGATGAAGAATCCGCTAAGAAAGGTGCAAGACAAACTATTTCTGAAATGGTGGATGCAATTATCGAAAGCAAGGATGAAATCGCTGACAATAAATTTGACGAGTACTTCTCGCTACCAAATGTTCGTAAACAAATTAGCGAAGCAGTTGCATTTAAAGTATCGGTTTCCAAACCTACTGGCAAACGCAGCAAGCTATTCCACAAGAAACAACCACGCAGCTTAGTAGCAAAGCGTGTTCGTATGAGAAAGCTAAGTCAGAGAAAAATTTCGAAGAGCAAAAAGAAAGAATTAGGTCGTAAGCGAGCTACAGCTGCAAGGAAACTTGGAAAATCTAAAAATCCTCGTTGGAGAACTTATGTTCGTGCAGTAAAAAATATGAAAGAATGGGCTAATTTAGCCAATAATGTATCTGGTTATGTTGAATACAAAAATTATGGTCATATGTTGACCGAATCTATAATTCAACCTGACAATAAAGGAAATATTGTTGCTGTAGCTATTCCAAATACACAAAAAAGGAACGAAGGTAAAATCCTTTCCTTCCAATGGAAAACAATCGATACAGATCTCAAAATTCTTCGTGGTAGTGCCAAGAAGCTTAATGAGAATCAGACATTTGTAAAGGCTATCGCTGAATTAAAGCGATATAACAACACATCTGATAATTCTTCCCTTGAAGAAGCTCTAGAAAACATGGTTAGCAAATTCCCCGGAGTTCTTTATTTAACTCAGGAAGAATTGACTAATAATATCGCTGAAGCTTTCGAAATAGCAAATATCACAAATTATGATGATGATACTTGCAAGTTTATTGCTGAAGCAATTCTTAGAACTGCACACAGTGCATATACAGATCGTGTAAAGAAAATTGGTACTGCTGCTGGTGTTAGAACTGATATCACCGCAGAATGCAAAGAATGCAAAGATGCTTATGTGGAATTCCAAAATGTAGCCACTAAGTTATTTTCAAAACTTGATGAAAGCGAAAGTATTGATATGAGAGTTTTCTCAGATCTTTATAAGGCTCTTCATGAAATGCACAAAACAGCAAGCGAAATCGGTGACGAAGCAACTAAGATTGAAACCGCAAGTTTCATGTATGATGTTGAAGCTGTATTAAGCAAAACTCAATCTCCGTCCTTAGAAATGGCTGAAGAAATCGCTGATTATATCAATGATTTAGTTGAAGCCAATATTGATAACTCTGGCGAATGGAAAGATCATGGAGTTCATACTTCCGCTGATGGAGATCATCCAAATACTGCTTGGAATGCAAAACAAACCGATGCAGTTCCTTCCAAATTCAATGGAAGGGATGAATATGGTGTTAACCATGCACCTGTAAGTGATGGAAAGGATTTGGGCGGAGATGAAGAAATGGCTCATAATGCTTTGGGTAATGACGGTGGTGACCATACTTGGCCATCCTTAAGTAACCCTTACATTCCTGATCCCTTCACTTTCACTCTAAAGGGCGAAAAAGGTGTTGATAAGGATAATGAGGAAATCGGCACATTCCAGTCGAATGATACTTGGCCAAACCTCAATAATCCATTGCATCCAAAGGCTGAAATAGCCCAACCAGTTGAATAAAAGGAGATGAATGAGCGACAACAAAATGCTACTTGTTGACTCCTGCAATAATGGAGGACTCTTTCTAAATCTTAATGAATCCACCGATAAAGGACTCACTAAGTTTAGAGGAAAATTCCAAGAAGCCGAAGCTGTTAACAAAAATAAGAGGATGTATCCACACGGAGTCCTCGATGAAAATGTAAAGAAACTTTTGCCAGTAATTGAATCTCGTGGGTTGGTTGGCGAACTTGACCATCCCACTGATTCTATCATTCACTTTGAAAAGGCATCTCATGTCATTACAAAGTTGTGGTGGGAAGGCAATAACCTCATGGGTGAGGGAGAGATTCTTAATACTCCACATGGAAGAATCCTCAAAGCACTTATCAATGATGGTGTACGAGTCGGAATTAGTAGCCGTGGCGTAGGCAACGGCAAAGTGGACGAGAACGGCATCCTTGTCATTGGCGAGAGCTATAAACTCTTAACTTTTGATGCGGTTGCAGATCCAAGCACACACGCTGCCTTTCAGGAGAAGGTGGTAAATAACAAGCGAGAAAATTACGCTCCAATAAATAATTCTATGGAAATACCTGCTAAAAATGAAAGTAGCAGCATACATAGAGTTAGCAAAGAAGCGTTAATTGCTTGCTTGGGTGGAATAATCGAGGATCAAACAAAAAGTATTAAATCAAAAATTGTTTGATTATTTCTTAAAACGAAACACTAGCAAAGTGAGGTTAGGCTAATGGAAAAGATAATGGAAGCGATCAAGAAATTGTTGCCTGAGTCCGATGTAAAGGAAGTATCTTCTGCTATCAGCGAGATGCTAGATCAGGCTAAAGTAAGTCTCGAAAAAGAGTATAATGAAAAGCTTGAAGAAGCATATTCAGATCTCTCTGGCGAACTAAACAAATCAGAAAATACTGCGGAAAAAGGCTATGAAGAAGCTTATTCTATCATTGCCGATCTTCGCAATCGTCTTGAAATTCAAGGCGAAGAGTACAAGCAAGCTATGGAAGAAGGATATGAAGAAGCCTATCAGATGCTTAAATCTGAAAGAGCTAAAAACAATTCTCTTGAAGTAGAACTGTACGAAGAATACGACAAGAAACTTCATGAAATGAAGGAATACATTGTTGATAAGGTAGATCAATTCCTTCAAGTGAAGGGTCAAGAAATCTATGAACAAGCTCGCAAGGACATCGTAACCGATCCTCGCTTGGCTGAACATAAGGTCGTTCTCGATAAGATTGTTGACCTCACCAGCAATTATCTTTCCGATGATGAAGTGAACAATGTCTCTTCAGCAAAAGTTGAAGAAGCAATCAAACAAGCCGATGAACTTAAAGGTCAACTTCGAATTATGGAAGCCCGTAATATCAGGCTTTCTACCGAAAACACTAAACTTAATGAAAATGTACGCTATGCTAAAAATTTAATTACAGAGCAAACAAGGGCGGTTGAAAGTCGAAAAAAGTCTGAAGTAATTACAGAACAGAATGCAAGGGTTGAAAAAGCACAGAATGTAACGGGGAGAGGTAATAAGGTTGTTGATCAAGAAGTCGTAATTGCGGAAAATTATGACAACAACAACAGCAGTGAAATAGACCAAATCTTGGTTCTTTCAGGTGTGAAAAAACCAAAGTAAAAGCTAAATTCTAACAGTAAAAGGAAATTTTAATATGAACGCTAATGCTAGATTTTTAAATGAAGCTAAAGAGTTAGAAGGACGCTGGGCTAAAACTGGTCTCCTCAATGGAATCGAAGACCGTAATACTCGTGCAGCCACAGCAGTTCTTCTCGAAAACCAACGCCTTATCAACGAAGTGTCTACCGACACCGCTGACATCGCACAATTCAAACGAATCTCCATACCATTGGTTCGTAGGATTTACCCACAGTTGATCGCTAATAAGATCGTATCCGTCCAGCCTTTGCTTGGACCTACTGGTCTTGTTTATTATCTCCGCTTCCGCTATTCATCCAATAAGGGTGCTACCCGTGGTGCAGATAATAATGGCGGCTTCCCCGGTGATGACGCAAACTCCTTGATGCAGAAGGCTGATGGTACTGCAAACCTTGATATCTTCTATTCTCACCAGTTCGTTCAAAACGAGAGACTAGTAGATGCAGGTGGCGATACCACTTCCAACTTCACACTTGAACGAGGACCAATTTTGGCTGGTACTATTACTGGTACTATCTATGATGGTGCTACAGCAGTATATACATTCAATTTTAGTGCTGGTGGCACATTCAATAAAACTGAAATTGGCTCACCTTCACCCGCTGTATCTACTGGCACAATTGATTTGACCAGTGGTGCATTGACATTGACTTGGGATAGCGATCCCGGTGCAAATAGCGTAGTAATGAGCTACGAATCTAATCTTGAATGTAATCAAGACCTTCCAGAAATCAACCTCGTTGTTGAATCTGAAGATATTACCGCCAAGACCCGTAAGTTGAAGGCTGTATGGTCTTATGAAGCTCAACAAGATCTTCGTTCGCAACACAACTTGGACGCTGAAGCCGAATTGACCGCAGTTCTTGCTCAAGAAATTAATCTTGAAATTGATCGTGAAGTCCTCACCGACCTCCGTCAAAATGCTGGTACTGTAACCGCTTGGGACTTCAACACCTCCTTAGGTGATACCATCAAGGAAAAATACGAATCTCTCTATGTGAAGATCGTTGAAATTTCCTCCGTTATTCATCGTAAGACCCTTCGTGGTGGTGCTAACTTCATCGTTACATCTCCCGAAGTTGCTTCGATCTTCGAAACCGCAACCGCTGGTTTCGCTCCTGCTCCTAGCGAAACATTCACTAGCTCCCTTGGCATCCAGTATGTCGGAACTGTGAACAATCGTTGGAGATTATATAAAGATCCATTGTTCCAAAGCAATCAAATCCTTATGGGCTATAAAGGCGATTCATATCTTGACTCAGGATATTTCTACTGCCCTTATGTTCCTCTTACTCAGACACCTGTTGTTCTCGATCCAGAGAGCTTTTGCCCCAGAAAAGGTATTTTGACAAGATACGGAAAAAAATTGTTAAGGGAAGGTGCTAAATTCTACGCAAGAATGTCGATTGCTAACTTTATTATTTAATTTTTACTCTCTATAAAAATAGTAAAAATTTAAGAACCCAACTAATGATAGTTGGGTTCTTTTTTTTTGTTAAAAGAAAATTTTTAGAAAAAGATCAAAATTTTATGATTGACTAAAAAACAGATTTCGTGTAGAATGAAATCACAAGGAGTTTAACATGAATATAGAAGAATTTAAATTTAAGTATATAACATTTAAAGATATAGAAAAGATTGAGATAAATTGTGATCATCCACAACACGAACCAAAAGATGAAATTATTATCATTGGAAAGCAACCAGCCAAAAGAAACATATTAAAAAATGATGGCGAAAGTTTTATCTGCAGAAAATGTTATATGCATCACAACAATCCAGTAAACAAAGTTGGAGAAAATCGACAAACAGAAGAAATTGTTAATGTTTATTGTCCTCATCCAAAACACGATGGAAATCATTGCCGTCAAATGAAAAAACGCAATTATTATGGTTCATTACAAGAACCGTATTTACAGCTTTGTAAAAGTTGCATTCAATTAGGAAAAGAAATTAGCGAAGAACAAAAAGAAAAAATTCGCATGAGTCTTACTGGAATCAAGCGTAGCGAAGAGTTTAAGAAAAAACTAAGTAATTACATGAAAAATAATCCAGAAGGTATAGCCAGAGCAACAAAAAATATTATCGAAAATCATTGCATTAATGGAATGTTAGGAAAAGTTCATTCCGAAGAAACAAAACAAAAAATGTCTGAATCCCACATGGGAAAAGAATTTTCTGAAGAGCATTGCCAAAATATTTCAGAAGGCAGAAAGAAAATGCTTGAAGAAACTGGAGGGTTCACCAGAGAGCATAAAGAGAATATTTCAAAAGCTACTGTCGCACAATACAAAAAAGGTTTTGATCCAAAACTTCATCATTTGAGTGGCTGGCATGAATCTTCAAAAGCTGGAAGAGTATTTTATAGATCGTCCTATGAGAAGAAAGCATATTTAAAATTAGACGAAGACGATTTTGTAAAAAATTATTTTGTAGAAAAAATTGAAGTTGAATATTTTAATCCAATAAAAGAAATAACCTCCTCCTACATCATTGATATCTTAATAGAATATAAAGATGAATCAAAAAAATTAGTCGAAGTAAAACCAGAGAAATGGTTAAGTGATGAAGTTGTCATATGTAAAATCAATGCTGCTAAAATAAAAGCAAAAGAACTTGGTATATCGTTTGAGGTTTGGACAGAAATCAATTTATTTGGTCATGTTTATAATGAAAAAAATATGAGATCTTTTATCGAAAAGATAAGAAAAAAAACTAAATAAATCATGTTGCTATCATATTCAGAATGGAAAATAGTCAGTAATTTCAAACCTTATGAATTTTATAGGGAAGGGATTGCCGACTTTATTTCGCCATCTAAAATCATTGAAAAAATCAAAAATCATTATGAGAGACTATCAGTCAAATATGGCAAGAACATGGCTAAAATCATCATAGGAGTGGCATTACTAGGCACTTTATCTCCGATTCCGGGTTCTAGCATTATTGCTGCATTGCCTTTTGTTGGTTTGGCTGAAATTATCAATTTGATCAAAGGAAAGCCAGAAATCGAAAAAGAAGTTATGCAAACTCATGAAAAAGAAACAAAAGAAATTATAAATGATTTACAATTAGAAACATAAGTGTTATATTCTTTTAAGTTAAATCTTTCTAAGGAGATACATTATGAAAATTGAATATTTAAAGATTTCTACTGGTGAAGATGTTCTTGCACAAACTTTATCTTCTGATAATGATACTTTTGTTTTAAAGAATCCGATGATTTTTGCCATTTCAAGAGAAGGCGTTGGTATGATGCCATATGCACCTTTTGCCAAAGATCAAAAAATGACCATAAATAAGTCTCATATTGTTGCGTATGGAGAGCCAGACGATGAGATTAAAAACGCATACAACAGCAAATTTGGCAGTGGGATTGTGGTTGCATCTTCTGGTGGAATTCAAATTCCTCAGTAATAAAATAACATTTTGAATCATAGATACTTTCATGGAAGGTATTATGAATTTTTCAAAATGGTTTTATGAGCAAGGTTCTACCATTGGCACAGAAAATGTCGATGAGACCCAAATTGATTCTGCATATAAAAGTGCAAAATATTCAGTAAAGTTAGTACAACTTTACGATAGATTGACAGGTCAGAAGTTACTTAAAAATATAAGCACCATTGCGTTATTGCAATCAGGTGCTTATGGTCTTTATAGTTCAGCAGAAAATAAAAAAATTGTAGGGGCTTCTGTTGCAAACAAGATCAAAATGAAATTTGGTTCTGACATTATGATGAATCAAAAGTTAAATACAGTTCCTAATGCTGTTATCAAGAAATACATTCCAGATATAGATGTAAATCAATTACAGCCATCAGATGTAATTCGTGTAAATGTTCAAAAGCATTTAGCAACTCACGGAGATACTTTGGATGCTATAATTGAAATAGCCAGTACGATTGTTCACGAATGCACTCATGAGATTGAGTTGCAAACAACGGGAACAACAAGTGAAGTTGGTCCTGTAAGGGCTGAAAAAATATTCATAGATTGGGTATCCAAACATTGGCAGGTTATTCGCCAACAAATACCTATACTAGCGTCATATCGAAGCAAAGGTCAATCACAACAGCCTAATACTATGCAGCCAAACAAAGTTCAATCACAACAGCTTAATACTATGCAACCAAGGCAAATCTAATTCTATGCGTCCCGGTTTGTTTACATAGTCTAAATTTTTAATAGGATATTTTTGAATATCAATTGGTGGGTTGTCAAAATATTTCTTATTTACCAGTGTAATTTCCAATGCAACTGGAACTAGTTCCTTACAATTTCCATAATTATTCCCATGAACATGAGCGACATAATGTGTATCAAGCATCTTTTCCATAACTGATAATGGTGTTTTTTTAGGATTCATATGGAGATGCAATTCAAAAGCAAAGCAAGAAATTTTTTCTTCAAAATGTTGCATATTCATTGTTTCAAAAAAATTCCATTCCGAACCTTCGGTATCTATCTTTAGAACTATTTTATTAGATTGTTGTACTTCTGGTATGTTTGCGAATTCTTCATAGGTATCAAGTTTCATTTTTCTTGCCCATGCGTGTCGTGTTTTTAATGCAATATCATATCCAATAACTTTTTTATTCCTATTCAATAAATCTTTTTCGTAAGTAATATTATTTCCCAATCCAAAAGAAATACAAAGATCACCTTCATCGATACATTTTTTAGGAAGAACATATCCTCCATCTTTGTTATTTCCTATTCTTATTTTTTCGAATTTTCTTGGTATTATATGTTTATTCATCCATTGAAATATTTGCATTTTTTTTAAAAACCTTTGTATAAAAGATATAGACAATAATGCTAGTGAATATGAACTTTAAAAATCCATTCATCATTGATCCAATTTCAAATTCAAGACCAGCGGTTGGCACAAAAACAAGATTTCTCCAGTTTTCTCCAGCATTATCAACAAAGTAATTTATAATTGGCATTAATACATTTTCGCTAATGCTATTTACTATTTTTTCTGTAGCATTAGCCATAGTTAGAGATAGAGCCAATGCAATTAGATTATTGGAGAATGCAAACTTTTTATATGATTCTAATTCTTGTTTCAGTTGATTTACATTTATAAAATTTTTCTCATCGTTCATTTTATATTCTCCCATACATATATATGATAATCATATAATTTTAATGGACTAGGAGATAATATGAATAAAATGATTATGTTGTTTTTAGTTGTTGCTATTTTTGTGACTTCGGGATGCGGCAGAATCAGGCATAGGAATTTCGAAGGTGAATACAGTGGATTTCCAAGAATTATGAAAGATAAGGAACAATTTAAAAATACCAGTTTATGCAAGACTACTGATGATGTATTATATGCAAAACCTTGTGCGATGACAACACTTATATCAGAGTCATTTTATAGTGGATACACAGATGCTTTGAATGGTAAAAAATTTAAGTTGTTTGGAAATAATGATGATTATCAAACTGGACATGAGATGGGAATTAAGGACAAAGAAAAAGGTTCTGTCCGTAAGTTCGAAATAAAAAAGAAATGATTGAAACAAATAAAATACTCGTTATTATCAAAAGGACAAATAATCATGATAGACAAAAATAATCCAAATTATAAATTTTACTTAGCTGGCATTATAAGTGAGAGTGAATATTTTGACATGTGTGAATCATCGACATCTATACCTTCTCCTACTTTAAGAAATGAAGTTTCAGATGATGGTAATGACATGTTGATGCGTAATTTGAAAGATATAATAAATGATGCGAGCATGATGTTACAAATGCTCACTCCCGATGATCAACTTGAAGAATGGATGGAGTACAAGATATCTGTATCCCGTGCTTACATTTCTGATATTTTCCATGCGTTCAAACACGACAAGGAAGAGGAAGAAAAGCATTCTGGCGGTTGTGGGATGTAATTTTACTTACCAGCTTCTACCTATTCCTTGTGTTGCCATGTGAAAATATGGATTATTGAATGGCATATATCCACTTGGCGTTACATATCTGTTCCAATTATTGTTGTAATTGTAATTGTAATTGTAATTGTAATTGTAGTTGTTATATCTATAACCATAATTATAGTTGTTGTAGTTGTATCTATAATTGTTATAATTATAGTTGTTGTAGTGTCTTACTTGTGGATATACAACGATAAATTGTGCCTCTGAAACACCACTAAAGCCTAAAAAAATAACCAAAGCCAAAATTAAAGATTTCATCGTATGCTCCTTTATGAATATATATTCATATTTCTTTTTTAAATTGTTCAATTAATTTCTTTGTAGTTTTCCCAGTTAAAAAAACCTTTTTCAAATCATTGTTCCATGTCAACATTCCATCTACTTTATAATTGCAATTTGAATATTCATATTCTTGATAGATTGGTTCTGTGAGGAAGTGTTTTTCCTTACGAATTTCATCTTCCAAATCAACATTACTTTTCCCACATTTAGTAATACGCATAACGCTTTGAATTTCAATATCAACAATTTTTAATTTTTTTTTGTATTTAACTGAAAACATGATGAATACTTTCGACCAATTTAATTCATCGAGGTGCATCCAAATATCTTCTCTTGTTTTAATCATAAATTACCTTGAAAAAAATTTATTTTAGTTTATTATTAGTATGTAGATAAAGGAGTTGTATGTTTTTAAAAGAGTTGTTGATGTGTTGCATAATTTACATAATTATATATAAATTAATGCAACTAATAAATGATATATTTGATTATTTTAAGGAAGAAGATGATGAATAATTTTTGTGCAAAGCATGGGAATTATTGTGGAGAAAAATGCAATCAATGCATCAAAATTAAAGAAATCCACAAGAATATCGTCAAAGAATATAAAGAAAAGTTTACAGAAAAAGAGAGATCTAAATTTTCACAACTTTGGAATTCTCACAAATAATATCTTCTAGACCAAATGGTATATCGTATGTTTTTTTGTTTTCTATCTGTTCTAGAAGTAATTTTATTGAATTTCTTTTTTCTTCAAAGAAATTAATACCGTTCTCAATTTGGGTTTCTTTTGGCAATAAAGTTGATCCATATACACCAATACCAAAAAGCGATCCAATTCCATCGGTATCTCTTAATTTTATTACATTTTCAACATAATTTTTTATATCTTCATTAGTAATTTCTGATTGTTTTTTCAAAGACTCAAAATTGAAACATGCAGATATTTTGGCGAAATCTTGCAATGAAAATTCAATATTTATTTTTATTTTTTCATTATTGATTTTTAGATAAATTGATTTTTCATCAAATGATTCACGATAAAGATGAAAATTTTCACAATAATATAGACTACACTTTGTACTCATGGTCATATTCCATAATGTATCGTTGTTGTAATATCTAATTGAATCATACGATAATTCAACAATTGAATCAAATTTAAATCATAAAAATTTTAATTTCTTAATCATTTACCATAAAGCTTGGCAATCTATGCGAAAATGTCTTGAGATATTCTTGTGAGCCTTTATTATCAAAAACTATTTCAAATCTTTCTTTTTGTTTCTTTATTGTGCATGTGCAATCCAAAGAATTGAAATATTCTGCAATAATATTTGAACCTTCTTCTCCGAACTTTTGTGTCCTAAGATACACTTTTCTTTTACTTTTCCTACCACTATCGACATACCACACCATCCAAGCAAGATCATTCAGAGACTCTAAAATTTCTTTAGTTACAGTTTTTTTACCATCTTTATAGAATGATCGATAAAGTTGATTGAAACAAGGATATGCGACAGAGTAACATCTATATGTGTTTTTATCTTTTTTGATAGTGGTGCTATCTAACTTAAAAAAATCTTTCAATTCATTGATTTTATATGAAAGCCAATTAAGGTTATTGTCTCTCATTGCAAGATAACAATTTCTACCATGTGTTGGATTGACAATAGATGATCCACCAAGTATGGTTCCATACAAAATTTGTTGTTGAAATGATTTAGTTTCTGGGCTTGCTTCATATGTCATATAAGTATATATCTGTTTTCGCAAAATTTATTCCATGCTCTAATCACAATTACGATGCAAATGATAGATATTATTAGATAAATACACCTAAATTTCAAGGAGATTATTATGGGTGCAACAAGTCGAGAAGGTGTAGGAATAGGCTCTGTAAATAAAATTAAACCACTTATAATAAATGGCGTAGTAAAAGCTGAAAACCTCGGTGTCGATATTCTACACAACTGGAAATACGACATCAACGCAACTGGCGATATGACAACCGAATCAAATATCAGTGCAGATGGCGACATTTCGTCTGGTGGCGATATATCCGCTGATGGTGATATTTTATCTGGTAATAATATATCCGCTGATGGTGACATTTCGTCTGGCAACAATGTAACCGCAGATGGCGATATATCCGCTGATGGTGACATTTCGTCTGGCAACAATATAACCGCTGAAGGTTACATCAGAGGTGACGCAATTGGACAACACTTGAATACGAGTTTCTATACATTCACCGCTGGCGAATTGACCAACAACAGTAATGACTATACTGATTTTGCATCAGTTTCATACACGCCAGTATCCAACAGCAGTTCCTTGTACATTGAGTATAATGCAACTTATGCTGTTGGTGGAGGCTTGGCAGATAATTTCAGATCTAGAATAACGGTAAATGATGTTGAGATAACATGGAGAAACCAAGCATGGACAAATAGTGCAGGTGGTGGCACTAGAAGTGCAGTACTGTTTCCCATTGCCATGGTTTTTTCAAATTCTGTCACAACTGCGTTGACCATTAAAATCCAAGCAAAGAGGGATGGAGCAGATGACATCCTCACCTTGAACACCAACAGTGCGGTGTTGAAAGTTTCTGAGTACGCAAGGTAACTTGGTTTTTTTAAAACTAAGTTTTTTAATTTCTACTTATTACAAAGGAGATCATTATGGGAGCTACAAGTAATGAAGGTGTCGGAATAGGATCGGTAGAGAAATATTTACCGAAAATCGTAAACGGTGTCGTGAAAAAAGAAAACATACAACAAGGTAAAATTTTCGAAAACTTTACATCGGATATTTTGATTTCCACGGCAGATGGAACTGCTGGCAATAATGATGCAAGCAGCATTACCATTAAAGCAGGTGATGGATATCCGTTAGCGGTCGATCCTCCCGAGGCTGATGGAGTCGGAGATGATGCTGATGGTGGCAGTGTTTTCATCTACGCTGGTAAAGCTAATGGTAATGGCGAAGGCGGAAACATTGAAATATTCGCTGGTGATACCGGCAATGGTCCAGATGCAAACGCTGGAAATGTAACGATTAGAGGTGGTGATGCCGATAGTGTCGAAAACAGCGATGCTGGCGATGTAAACATCTATGGTGGCGATGGATCAAGTGGTACTACTGACAGCGAGGGTGGCGATATTAATATTGAAGCTGGCGATGCTGGTGGCGATGGTGAGGCTGGTCATGTCCATATTCATGCTGGCGATAGTGGAACTGGAGATGGCATCAATGAGGGTGAGGATTATCCAGAAGCAGGCGACATAGAAATCACTGCTGGCAATTCACTAGCCACTACAGATGTAGATGGCGGAGACATCCGTATCGAAGCTGGTGATGGCACAGTTGATGGTCGTGGTGGCGATATCGAGATTACTACTGGTAATAGCGTTGGCACAGATCGTGCTGGCGATATGTTTCTTACTTGTGGCACTAATTCTGGTTCTGGTAGAAATGGTCACATTTATATTCAAAGTATGCCAATCATGCCAGTATATGCAAATAATACTGCAAGAGATGCTGCTGCTGGTACTGCAACCAACGGCATGTTTTGTTACAACACAGCGACAAGCAACATAGAAGTCTATGTTGGCGGTGCATGGAAGAGTGTGGATGTAACTGCGATTGTTTAATGTAATATTTGAACGGTTTTAAATTTCTTGAAGCCGTTCAAATAAACTTAGTCTTTATGTTAAGCTAAGTTTATTGTGTTTGATTTTTTTTATATATAAAAGGAGATTATTATGGGAGCTACATCAACAGAAGGAACAGGACAAGGTTCTGCATCAAAAATCAAGCCATTGGTTTTCAATGGTTCTGTAAAAACAGTAAACATCGAGCCAAATGCTGTGACCGCAGCTAATCTCGACAACAACGCATTGTCAAAAGCACCATTCGTGCTTAATGTTGCGACAATAACTCTTGATTCAAGCAAAGCTGGAATTCCTTTGGTTTTCACTAGGGCAGCAGGTGTTGTTGCTACTCTTCCAGCAGCTACTGGAACTGGTGATATTTATAAGTTTTATGTTAATACCACTGTAACTAGCAACAGCTACAAAATTCAAGTAGCTAATGCAACGGACATTATTTCTGGCTTGGCTCTTGCCGATGACGGAGAGGGTGAGCCAGCAAATGGTTGGCCAACTACTTCGACTACTGATACCATTACAATGGATGGATCTACTCAGGGTGGCATCAAAGGCGACAGTCTTGAGATAATAGATATCGCTTCTGGTCAGTTCTGCGTAAGGGCATTCCTTACAAATAGCGGTACTGAAGCGACTCCTTTCAGTGCAGCAGTTTCTTAAGTTCAATTGGGTATGCGTCTTGGTTTTCTCCAAGACGCATACCTTTTGCTTTTATAATTTAAAAAAAAGACAATGCAGTTTTAAATGCATTGTCTTTTTTTGTTCATAAAGCTTACATATTATAGAGGTGAAAAATGGGTGCTTCAAGCGTTACTGGAATAGGTTGTGGATCGGTTGGAAAATCATCACTTACTGCTACTTCTTCTAATTCAAATGATTCTTGTGTTCCTTTATCTATAAGTAGTTTGATGGGTCCAAGAATTATAGCTGCTGGTGTCATGAATTTGAAAGAAGAGAATGCAGAAATTGTATTTACGGCTCCATCAGGATCTGTAAATGAATATACTGTATTTTTACAAGATAACAATAAAGTGGCAATTGTTAGTTCAAATTTAAAGGCAGATGCCCATAATAGCAACTGGAGTTTTTATATTACGGGCAAGCCAAAAACAACAATTTCTTGGATGGTTATAAAATTAGGTATCTTTTAATTATCATCCTTATCCTGTTTGTTGAATTTCAAGTATCTATCGGACCATTCAATTGCCATGTGCAGTCCTCTGGCTAATAATCCAACAAGATGTGTTGGATTTCCATTTCCTTCAATTGCAATATTGTCTTTAATGTTTTCTTCCATCCAAACCATGGCAAAAGTCAAATTTTTGCGATTTTTTAGCTCTTTGGCTATTTGTTTGATTGTGACTAGAGATAAATCTGGAACTCCGTATTCGTCATAGGCTACAACTTTATTTTTTTCAACGAACATTTTAATTCGAGATGAAAACAACTTCAGTAATCGATCTACATCTTGATGAAAAACAAGTTGATATGCAGGTTTATCTTCATTAATTGGATGAGTTAAATTCATCATTTTGCAGATTTTATCATCTGCTATTTCTTCGACCAAAGCCGTTAAAAGGGCGATAGAATGATCTGATTCACAAGAAAAGAAGACCCAAGTTGTAGGTTCCATTTCTTTCTGGAAGATATCGATACCTTCTAAAGAATTCAAATTATCTATAAAAGATTTGTATTCATAATCCATTAGTCCTCCATGATTTTAGAGTCATTTAACGATTTGATCAATTTGATCAAATGCTTGCACATTCCGGGTGATTCATTCACATTTGCAATTCTTTCGTTGCTTTTTGACTCATACTTACTTCTTTTTCTTCCATAAAGGCTTTTATCAATTGAGTTGTAGTAATTGAATCTCCAATAAAAATCAGGGCAAGTACATCTTACGACAACCTCATTAACATCTGACTTTATAGTTTCAAGAATATATTTCTTTTCATCGCTTGCAATCAACTTAATGGAATTTTTAGATTCCTTAGTTAGATATTTTATTCCTTTAAACAAAGCAACTGTTGTATATTCCTTTTGATTACCAATATTTTTTGCTAGACCTTTTACGAAAAGTGTCCTCATTCCAAGATAAGGCAAAAAATTCATCTCAATAATTTTTATCATATCGATGGAATTTTGTCTTTTCGTAGTTTTAGGAAACGCATCCACAGTACTATTATAAAGATCGATAACAGTGGACTCATTAAGTCTAACAAACTCATTGAAATTCATAATATATTTAAGCCGATAGGATTTTTAAAATGAATAAAAAAAACCAACAAATGGAAACAAATAATCCAATTCCAGAAGGAAAGAGCAAATTTGAAGTAAGAATGTATATGGCTGAAAAGGGAAATCTTAAGCAAGGGATTTTTATTGATGATCAATTGCTAGATTGGTCTGTAGATGTACATGATCTTTTGGAAGCTAAAAAAATGGGTACACAATATATAAAAGATTTAGAAATTGATGTTATTAGACATTTTCTTCAATCTATTTCGGATTTTATTGGAAGAAAAGTTTCGGTTGAAGAAATGAATCAAGCTAAAAAAAATGGATACATTTAAGTGGAAAGACAATACTTTAATTGTTTCGTGTTCAAGGGGGTGAATTTCACTATTTGCGAAACATCTGATTGTCTTTCCGCTTAATGCTTATTTTTGTATAATTACCTAAGGACTTGGCGGAACCATAGTTTTGATAATTTTAGATAAATTTTGAATTCTACTTAGAGCATTCGGATTTTCCATAACCATCTGAAACTCTTTAGTTTTCATAATTTTTTCTTGAATGTCTTTAGGTAATTTTCTGATTGATCCAACCACACTAAGTTTTCCTTTAGTTGTTTTTTCTGGATAATTTTTCAAAAACTCTTCTGGTGTTGGTTTCGCTGTTGGTTCTGGTGGTGGCGTTTCTTCCGCTTCTGCTGGTGGTGCTTCTCCTGCTGGTTTAGATCCAGATTCTGCTGGTGCTTTAGATGTGGCTACATTTCTTAAATTTGCATTCAGATCTGCAATTTGTTTTGAAAGTTCTTTATAATTTGCAGCATCAAGTTTACCAGAAAAATCAGTTAGATGTTTTATAGCATCTTCAATTGATTTTATATCATATTGATCGTATTTTTCATCTCTACTGCCTTTGTAGCCTTTTGTGAAAGCATCCCAAACACTTCCTTCTCCGCCACCCATAAAGCGATCAAAGCCTCCAGCCAAACCACCTTTTAATCCAGCCCATGCTCCGCCAAGCCAATTTGCCTCATCTAGAACATATTCGTTAGCAATCCATTGTGCGAACAATTTTGAATTAAAGCCTCTTCCTTCTACAAGAAAACAAAGATTTTTAATCCTAGTTTCCATTAATTTTATATCTATGGGATTAATTTTTCCATGATGAGAAGATTCATAATTAAACTGGTCTGGACTTGATGCTCTATCGGTGGCAGCACCAGCAGCACGAGCTTTAGAAGCAGCGTCAACAGTTGGTGGTCCGCCAGCCATTGGCTTCATTGGCTTTGCACCAGCTTGTGGTGGTATTGGTGGTGGTTGAGTTGCCACTGGTGTATTTTTCAAGGTTTTTAATATGCCGTACAATGAGTCTTGAATATCTTTTTGAGCAAGTCGAGAATTTTGCCTATTACTTTTCTTTATAAGGTCATTTATTTTTTCTACTGCTTGATTGCTTGCCACAACCAAAGGGTCTTGATTAGATCCAGATCCTGCCATCATTTTATTGCCAGCATTTTGCATAAAATTGCCAACAGCACCTTGAACTTTATTTGCAGCACCTTGCATAAAATTGCCAACATTTTGAAAAAATCCTTGTTCATTAACCTTAAGTTCGGTAACGACCCATTTTTCGGCTTTATCTGCTATATGATCGGTTTCTGAATGAATATCGAGCCATTCAACAAATGATTCTGGACTAATACCTCTGATGATCATTTCTCGAAAACATTCTAATGCCAATTTTTCAGTTTTTTTTAATTCCAAAGATTCTTTAAAGCTGATCATTTTCTTGTGCCTTTCACTTCAAAATCCCTCATCCATATCTGATAAATAAGTGTTTGAGGTTGTTTTTTATTTTCCTTATATATGAATGACAAAGCCCCTTCTGATTCATCATCCCAAGTTTTTATCCAATAAATTGGAGAAAAATAAGCTTGGTTATTTAAAAACAAAGAATCAGAGCCACGAATGGAACTTGTAACTCCAATAACTTTATATCCATCCTTATAAAATAAAGGTCCGCCAGAATCTCCGAATATTGTATAACAATTCGATCTTAGAAATCCTTTAAGATTTTCTGGCTTTTTTGTATCGACAGATGTTATTGCTCCGAAATCAATGCGTATATCATCTCCAAGACCATATCCTATTTTAAATACATCTGTTCCAAAATATGGCTTAGAATTAAAGTCCATATCTGCACAAGGCATTTTTTTATCTGATTTAAATATCAAAATTGCCAAATCCATTTTCTTATTGATGTTGTAGATTAATGCCTGATATGTATCAAATTTCGTAAGGTTTGACCAATTGTCATAAACTCCGCAATGAACATCGATAGCCGATGCTACATTTTCGACATTATGTGCAGCTGTGACTATAACATTTAGGTATTTTTTATCAATAAGTTGAGATTGAATTAATTCTGATTTGACGATAAATCCACTGGCTACTGCTTGTGGTGGTTTTTTCTTACAATCATCGCAATCGCAATTGTTTTTACTATAACTTATCTTTATTGTAGGATATAAACTTTTCTCATGTAGTTTTTTATCTGGTTCTACACTAAATAACCATAAGGGAAATATCAAAAATATTAGATGTTTCATTTTAAATCCTTGGAGGTATTATGGATAGAAGCTTCCTATATGGCATAATAGTTCTGCTTTCTTTGACAGATACTGTTATCTATATACAGAAAACAAACCCTAATCTTATAGAAAAATTTATGCCGTCTTCTGAAGATGGTAGTTGGCAATCAAAAGATCCGGGTTGGAATGTAAAGCCTGATATTGATAAAAAAGAAGAAAAAAAAGATGGTGCGAATGAAAAAAATAATTCAGTACCAGAAAGCGAAGATGAGCCTAAAGCAGACACAAAAAAAAGACATCACTTTAGATTCTTTAGGTGAGGAAGTAATTCAAATTGCTAATAGCAAAAAGCCTCTCAGTTTGAGAGGCTTTTTTTGTTTTCTTTCTCTATTAACTGGAGGACAAAAATATGGATGAAGTTAAAGGTTGTTATTTTTTCATTGAGGGAGAAAATGAGGACGACAAAATAATTCGCTGTATGTGCATGGAATGTCACGACACGAATTTCAAAAAAGTTGGCTGGTTTTATAACGCCAAGCATGGATATGGTCCGTTTGATTATATTTGTGTCAAATGCAAAAAAGCAATTTACAAACATACAGGAAATACCGATGAAAAAAATGAAACAGACAATAAAAAAAATGAAACCGATAGTGAAAAAAAGTGATGATCAAAATATAACGGAATGGATTATTGGTGAATTTCCAGAATCATATCAAAACATGATTTATATTGATGTAATGTGTAGAGATTTGAATATTATGTTGGCAAAGGAAAGATCAAAACTAGAAATATTGAATGATACTCACGAAGGAATTATTCAAGTTTATAGGGCAATTAGAGACGAAAATAAAGATTTTTCTAAGAAAATTTCAAATGTAAGATGTACAGAAACCACATTTCAAAAATACCTAGAAAATCAAAATTTAAAATTTGATGATTATTTAGACAAAGCCGTAAATGAATTTGTTTTGCGTAAATTAAGCAAAAGCGAAAACAAAGAGGTTTTTTCAAATAAAAAGGTTGAATGGAAAAAAGTTTTGCAAGAAGTTAATGAGCTTCATAAAAGATTGCAAGAAACCTTTATCATGAATAAAGAAGCAATAGAAGTTGTACAGAAATTCAATCACAATGATAGCGTTCTTTATTATGCTTTGCCTACTGGTCATAAGGATCAATTTTACACTAAATTAGCCAACACATTTAAAAACTTCAGCGGACATGCAATCATTTCTTGCTCGGATCATAAAATTTTTAAATTATTTTTTCCAGATTGGAAATTAAAAAGAAAAATGTTTCAGAAACTAAATAAGAAAAGAATTCAATACATTTGGAAGAACTATTGAGGTCAAATGAGAAAATGTCAAATACATGAATGTAAAAATATAGCAAAAAAGTGCGTAAAAAAAGGCACAATTCGTAATGGGATGGCAAGCAGCAAAGATTTCTGGCATTGTGACGAACATGATTGTCACAATGTCGAAAAAGAATTTAAAGATAAAAATATATCAATACAAATGAAAAACCCATTCTGTGATGTCAAATCGGCTATTAAAATCAGATCAAAGACGAATAAATAGAATATGAGTCTTATTTCTTTCAGAGAATGGCTAGATAAAGAACAAATTGATTTGCCTCTTTTGGGTCAACCAAATAGCAATGCCGATGAAGTATTTGGTTTAACTGGCGTTAAAAGTAAATATGCCATGACAAACACGAAAAGTGGTCAAACTGATTTTAATCCAGATGAGAAGTTTTTTTGTGGTAAGAAAAAAAATAGAGGAAGGAAAAAAACTTGATTTTAGTTTCTTTTTGTTCATTGTTGGAAAATATGAGAAGAGAGCCATTAGGTTTGAACAACAAATCTATTGCGGTTATAGAAAAAGGCATGGAACTAGATGAAAAGTTTTGGGATAATTTTCTTCAAATTTTAAACAATACAGATGGATTGGCTCAACTGTTAGATATATCAAGTTCCAAAATCTCAACATGGCATGAAAAAATTAAAGATGCCATAAAAGAAAGAGATGAACTTAACAAGAATAAACCAGTTGGAAAAAACAACAAACTTATATAGGGGTGTATCATGTCCTTGAAAAAATTTACTGAGTGGTGCGAGTTTAAAGAAATGGATGCAAATCAAATGACTATGGGTGGAACTACGCCAATGGCATCCGCACAAGCTCCTGCTCAACCCGCTGGCAACAAGCCGTTGGGAAATGTATCATCCACCCAATCCAATGCTTCTGAACAAGAATTGTCTAAATTAGCTTCAAATGTTGAAAGTAAATATCAAAACTTTATTGGCGTTTTGCCTAAAAGCATGCCAAAAGCAGTGTGGGTGAACTTGTTGCATAATTTCGCAACAATTGCCAAGGAAAAAGCAGGACTAAAAGATGACGAATTAAAAAGAATTATTCTTGGGCAACACGCCGTGACTCAAAAAATGATGAAGAATCATTCTGAACCACAAGTTGGAGGCGTTCCAGCTAATCAACCACAAGTTGGAAATCAACCGCAAATGGGTCAATAATTTTTAAATGATTTACAAAAAATATCAAAATGCAACAAAAGATGTAGTTGAAAAAAAAGGAATTATCAAAATAAATTACATGGAGGTAAAAACTCCATCATGGTTTAATTCATCTGAATTAAAAGATATAGATATTTCTATCATAGTTCCATGCTATAAAAGCAAAGATTATATAATTGAACACATAAAATCTTGGGATTTAACAAATCATAATTTAAAAATAGAAATCATTTATGTTGATGACCATTGCCCTCAAAAAACACATCTTCAATGTGTCAAATCTTGGGAAGAAAGAAAATCAGAATTAAACAATCCTATTGGCAAATGTTTCCTAATATTGGGAAACAATTCTGGCTTTTCAAATGCTTGTAATACTGGAGCTAAAGAAGCTAGAGGTAAATATTTACTATTTTTAAATGCAGACACCATATTGACTAAAAATTGGCTACAGCCAATTTACAATTCTTTCAAAATTGATGAAAAAATAGGCATTGTTGGCAACATGCAATTATCAAAAAATGACTTTATTGACTCTTGTGGTTCTGAATGGAGTTGGAAAGATCATCTGTTTTTTCATATTGGAAGAAACATATATCAAAGCCAAGGAATTGAGCCATTTGAATTATCTTCTGCTCCTGCAGAAGTAATAAAGAGCAAAGAAGTGAAAATGATAAATGGTTCTTGTTTGATGATATCAAAAGAATTATTTGATAAAGTCTGTGGATTTGATAATGCATATAAAATCGGATATTGGGAAGATTCTGATTTATGCATGAAGGTCGTCATGGAAGGTTATAAAATTTGGTTTTGTGGAGAATCAAAAATTTATCATTTTGGAGGTCATAGTGGGCAAAGTAACCACAAATACTCTTCGGAAAATAAAACTTTGTTTTATAATAAATGGATAAAAACAAAATTGTTGAATTGTCACCTTCAAGATTCTAATAAATTGAATGTTAATTCAAACAATTCGGTTGTATACACATCGATAACAAATAAATACGATTCTCTTAAAAACCACAAACAAAAAGACATTCCATATGTTGCGTTTCTTGATGAATATATAAATAGTAAATATTGGAATATAAGATCAGCACATAAAGAATTTTCTGATCCGAATAGAAATGCAAAAATACACAAGATTCTTTCGCATGTTTATTTTCCAGATAAAGAATTTAGTTTATGGGTTGATGGAAGCATAAAAATCAAGTTTCCTTGGAGTATGAAATCTTTATTTGAAACATATTTAAGTGATTGCGACATGGTTGTTTTTAAACACGGAGAAAGAGATTGTATTTATGAAGAAGCAAAAATTTGTTGTGAAAGAAATTTAGATGATATAAATACAATCACAAAACAAATGGAAAGATATAAACGCTTTAAGGTAAATAAAAACAAAGGTCTTTCTGAGTGTTCGGTGATTTTAAGAAAACATAATGAAAAAGTAAAGTTATTCAATGAAATTTGGTGGGAAGAAATCTGCCAAGGATCAAGGAGAGATCAACTTAGTTTTGATTACTCAGTCAAAAAAAGTGGTGTTAATTTAAAATACTTTCCGGGAAATCTTCCCAATAACAATTACTTTTTCAACAGAGAAATTCATGGCATACATACCGAAGATTCAAATTTCTGCGAAATAAAAGAAGTAATTACAGAAAGTATTTTCAGTAAGTTTAAAAAATCTATTAAAAGAATAACAAATGTTTTTTAAAAAATCAAATGTATCAATAATAATTCCAACCTGCAACAGATATGATGTTGCCATGGAATCAATAACAGAAATTAAAAAACAAAAATATAAAAATTATGAGATAATTATTTGTGATGATAGCGATAAAGACTACTACATTAAAAACTTTTCATGTTATGAGAAAAAATTAAATTCATATAAAGTAAAGCACATATATGGTGCGAGATATGATATAAATGGAAAAAAAGATTATGGATTAGCAAGAAGTAGAAATCTTGGAATTATTGAATCTATAGGAGAATTTTTAATTTTTATAGATGATAGGTTTACATTCGCAGATGAATTTGTAATTGAAAAATTCGTCAAAGAGTTATCGAAAGACAAAGAAAAAGTTTGGATATTTGGAAACAAGGGTTGTTATAACATCATTGATGAAAATGGAAATTTAAAACAAATAGAACAACCAAAGACAACATTTGTTGAAAACTTTTCAGCAATTAGAAGAGAACACATTATAAATGCTGGTATGTTTTGCGAAAGAATAGACCAATATGGAGGCATGACAGAAGAGATAACACTTAGACTTAGCAAGCAAGGATTTAGATTTTTCTTTCATTCTGACATACAAGCAAAACAAATTTGTAAGAGTTCTGGTTGGGATAAAAAGCCAAAACAAATCACGGCAATGTCAAAAGTTATATATAAAATGCATAAATATAAAGCAACATAACAATATATATTTTATTATGAATAACAATAACGCTACATTTTTCGGATTCTCCTCTTTCATGCGATTAGATGAAATTGACTGGGAAAATACATTTAGTGATGTTGGCAAGGTATGTCCAGACGCAAAAGAAGTTGTAAAATACTTAAATGATGTTAAAGGAAATGCAAATGCTGCCTATGGAGAAAGAAAAAAGTTCCCTATAAAATCACCATTTATACATTCAAAATCTAGTTTTTTTCAAAAAGGCGAATCAGAAGTAGATGTTGATGAATTTATTCAAAGAATAACAAAGCAGCCAAACAATATCATTAATACAAATGAAAAGATTTTAAAAAGTGGTGGTCCTCATGAATTTGTCTATAAGACAGGCATTCCAGCATTTAGAGGCATAGTTTACGATTTAGAAAATAAGAAGTTTTTTTTCGTAAATACTTGTCCCGGAGCAGGAGATTGTGTAGTTAAGTGTTATGCCAGAAAAGGCAATTATATTAGATATCCAAATTCATATGATAGCATGACACGAAGAATCAATTATTTATTGAATTCTCCAGATAAATATGAAGAACAACTATATCAAGAATTAAAAGCAAAGTGCGAAGAACACGGAGCTAAACAAGGTTATAAACCAACAGTAGTTATTCGATGGAATGACTCTGGTGATTTTTTTGGTGTGAAGTATGAAAATATTGCCACTGATGTTAAAAACAAGTTAACTAAAGAAGGCTATAAGATAAAAGCATATGCTTATACTAAAGTTGCTGAGACTGCGAAAAAAGGTAAAGTTGGTCTTGTGACTTTTTCGCAAGGAGCAAAAAGTTCAGAAACAGAAAAAGCCAAAAACATTGAGAGAAATTCTTATATCATACCAAAATCAATTTTTTCTAATTTAGATTTGATGAAAATAGAAGACGAAGATAAACTTAAATTGAATGTAATTTCTTATATGAAAAGTAAATTAAAAATAGATATTCCTTTTATGAATTTACTTAGTTACGATGAATTAAAGCAAATGCCAGAACAAGGAATTCCTAGATGGTATGTCATAGTCACATCTGAAGACGGAGATGATGCAGCATTTCGTAAAGATGTAAAAGGCGTTTTACTTTTAGAACATTAGAGATTATGTAAAAACATTTCAATATAATCTGGTAAATCAAATTTTGGTTTCCAATTTAATTCTTTTTCTGAGAAAGAAGTATCTGCTAATGTTTCGTAAGCCTCTCCAATTCTTGATGGAATATATTCAATCTTTGAAGGTTTAAACATATGTGCCACTTCATTTATTGAATAATTTTTACCTCTTCCTAAATTAAAAATTTTTCCATTCCAATTTTTTTCATGCATTTTTAATAGTCCGGAACAAACATCTCCAACATAAGTAAAATCTCTTCTTTGTTCGCCATTTCCAGTTATTGTTAAAGGTTTGTTTTTTATAATTTGATTTTCAAATATGCCAATAACATTTGCAAATTCGCCATTTAAAATTTGTCTATTTCCATACACATTGAAGAATCTTGCAATTGCTATTGAAAGACTATAAATACGATTGTACATAATGCAATTTTGTTCTGCGATATATTTAGAATGGGAATAAGGATTTGCATATATGTCATGCTCAACAGATGAAGAGCCAGCAAAAATAACTTTGCTTTTTCTCAATCTTGCATACTCCAACATATTGACAGTTCCAAGACAATTTACAAATAAAACTTCACTTGGATTTTTAAAACTTGGTGCAATTCTTGGCAGGGCAGCTAAATGATAAATAACTTGAGGATCATAACTCTTCAAAGCATTATTTGACTCCCAATTATCTTTAACATTAAAATTTACAAAAGAAGCTCTATGATTTATATTTTTTTTAATTCCAGTTGTCAAATTATCAACTACCAAAACATCATTATCTTGTTCGATTAAATAATCTATAAGATTACTTCCAATAAATCCTGCTCCTCCAGTAACTAAAATTTTCACAGTTAAACCTCATTTGTAAATTGCCATTTAGACAACTATATAAATGATATGAAAGGGAAATATTATGATTAAAAAACAACTCACAACAGATGAAGTGCAAGAAGTAATTGAAGTAATAAAAAATTATATCATTGATTTAAAAAATCGTTGGGATTTAGAAAAACCACCACATGCTAGTAAATTCGGCATATGTCGTGAATATCTGACAAAAGGAACATTGTTCATTTTGAAAGTAACAGATGAGATGATCCAATTCGTTGAAGGCATTATACCAAATGGAAAAGATAAAAAAGAAACTGTATTGTTGGTTGCTGGAAGTTTGTTTGATTACATCATTATATCTTCTTTGCCAATATGGTTGAAACCTATGTCTGGATTGATTAGGAAGATTGCAATTGAGGTGTTATTTAGCGAAATGATTGAATTTATAGTGGAGAAATATAGCACTGGTTATTGGAAAGTAGAAAATGAAGAAAAAAAATCATAAATGCAAATTACTTCCATTCGAAAGAATGGAAGTAATTTCTGTTCAAGAGGCGAAACAAAGATGCAATTGGGGAGTTACCGCTTTCAATTTGCCAAAAATGTGGAAATCATCACAAGGCGAAGGCGTTAAAGTTGCCGTAATTGATACTGGTTGCGATTTGCAGCATCCAGATCTTATAGATAATTTGCTTCCCGGCAAGAACATGATAAATGAAAAAAAAGATCCCATAGATGGTAACGGTCATGGAACCCATGTTGCTGGAATAATTTGTGCATCTAATAACGAATTTGGTGTTGTTGGTGTGGCTCCAAAATGCAAAGTAATTCCAATCAAAGTATTAGATGACAACGGAAATGGCGATCTCATCACTGTTGCCAATGGAATTAAATGGGCTATAGAACAAAATGTCGATTTTATAACTTTAAGCTTAGGTAGTCCAAGTCCTGTACAGCAGGTAAGAAAGGCAATTCAAGCAGCCGAGGAAAAAGGTATAGTTACCTTTTGTGCTGCTGGAAACGCTGGTAAAACGCATGAGATTTTCTATCCAGCAAATTATCCAGAAACAATTGGAATAGGCTCAATAGATCAAAATTTAGAACGATCTAAATTTAGTTGTACTGGTCAAGATTTAGATTTTTTAGCTCCGGGAAATAAAATATTAAGCACAGTTCCAGAATCTTGGTATGCCATTTTATCTGGCACTAGTATGAGCAATCCTTTTGCTGTTGGAATTGCCTCATTGTTATTATCTTGGAATAGAAGTAATGGAAATAAAATAAAATTAAATTGTTCTGAGGATTATAGAACGATTTTTAAAAAGCATACTTTTTCCGTGAAAGATAAAAATTTTGCGAAGAATAAGTTTTTTGAAGGGTTTGGAATTATTGATCCAAAAGATCTAGAGTCTTGGCTTTCCGAATAATTGCATCTTTGCATTTTTTAGCAAGTTCGTAGTTTTCAACTACAATTGCAGACATCATAATTTTTTCAATTTTTTCAATTGTAATGTTATCAAAACATAATGGTCTTTTGCCACAATGAGTTAATGATTGTTGACATTTTCTTAATATTTTATCGATAAATAATTTGAACTGTACATAACAATTGCCACATCCCATTTTCCCATTGTTTTGCAAATCCATCAATAATAGACCACAATTTGAACAAGATATAAAAAAAATGTCTTTAATGTCAATGAATCCACTGCAATTTTGACATATATCGCAATCTTTTATATTATCGCCATCATTGATGTGATAATGAATATTTTTCATGTTAGAGCAAGGATTGTTTGATATTGGGCAATTATCCATTATTTCGAGTCCTTAATTTTTTTCATATAACTCGATATCTCTTCAGTTGTAAGTTCGCTTTTATATTTTTCAAAAAAAACATCATTATATTTTTCTAATTCTGCGACAAATTTTTTCCTTGAAATTTCTAATTTATCTAAATATGCCAATACTTCTTTTTTTGTAGCAGGTCTAGATTCTGAAGATGTAATCAATTTATGATTTGGATTATCGAATCTTTTAATTTCTTCTTGCCAATATTCTTCTATTTTTAGAATTGAGCTTAATGTTCTATTTCCAACGACAAACATAAACATATCTTTTTGATATTCACTTAATTCATTCCATAATAATTCTTTTTCCGAATATTTGTTCTTTAAAATAATTTCTGTCCATGTGTTTTTTTCAAAAACTCCTTTTGCCATTTTTGCCACATGATCAATTTTATTTTCATATTCAGCCACTGTTGGAGAATATTGTTTATGTGTTTGAGAAAATGCAAATCCTACTATAAACAAAAAAAATATAAGTAATAATCTCAAATTATCTCCCCTTTAATCCTTAAAGAGAATCCGTCATTTTCCATTGAGTTTATACCAGCAACAACGGTTCTTTTTATCCAAACTGGTAAATATTCAGTTGGCTTAAGATTACCTATAAGTAAAGGAGATGATGACGATGTTTCGACAAAAGTAATATTATTTGGAGCATTAATTTCTGATGCTATTTCAGTGGCTGTTTTTAATTTTGGTCCTCCATCAAAAACTTTTTGTAAAGTGAATGTTGCATTTACATCTACAAATGATTGCGACAAATTAACAACTTCTAATGATTCAAAATATCTCTTTGAACTTGTGCCAATAAAATTCACAGAGAAATAAGCGGTAGTTCCAAGATAAGACCCACTTATTGTAACTTGTTCTAATCCAGAAATAGATCTAATTGAGGTTTGAAAATTACTAGCCCAAACATTAATGTTTAAATCGTGTGCGAATGAAAATTGAATATTTGCGTCTGTAAAGAAATCATACAATTGCAATGTTACAGTTCCAGATGATACATTGCCAGCATTTGTAATATAAATGTCTTGTCTCTCATTATTTACTTCAATTCCAATTGTAATTGATGCACCACCAGAAACTTGACTATCCACATAAATTGCAGCATTGAGCAATGTATCTGTAATATTAATATTGTTGAAATACACACATCGATAGTCTGTATGTCCAGCAGAATTTTGTACTGCAGAAACATTATCAAATATTCTATTAGATGATAAAACATAATTGGAGATCGCCCCTCCAATGCTAGAGTCCGGATCATTATTTGATCCACCACCAGAATAAAACAATTTTATATCATCATTTTGCAGAGTCATGTTCCCTCAAAGGATTTTTCAATATGTACCTTACATTCCTTGCTGAATATCCTGTAAAATTTGCGATTTCTTTAATTCCCCATCCCAAACCATGCAAGTGCTGAACCTTTTCTTTGTGTAGGTTCTTTCTATTGGGATTTATTTGGCTTACATGAAGTATCCGATAAACCTCTCTTTCTGATAAACCAAACATATTTCCAATTTTAGATACAGAAAGATCGGGTCTAGCCAAGTAAATATTTATTACTTGGCTTTCGTTTTGATTGTTTTCAAAAAATTCAATAAAGCCTTGCATAAATTATATATTGAATAACCTTTTCGAAAAAACTTATAATTAATCATTGGAGTCATTGTGTTTAAAAGATCTATTAGTATTAAGTGGTATGATGACGATAAAAGGAACAATAATATTTTACAAATATATAAAAAGGGTCTCGAATTTTCCTTTGTATCTGAAAATAACGAGCAATGTCATCCTTTTGTGTTTTGTAAGGATTTCTTGCAAATAGTTATATTTGCAAATATTTACAATAGAATCATAAGCATATTCAATTTTCATTATAATCCAAGAAAAAATCCAATTTGTTTAGAAGAAATTCGTATCTTATTGAAAAACAAATCAGATAAAGAATTTATAGACAAAATCAACAATTCAATTAATTTTATCAATCAATTTGAAAAAAAATTAAAAATAAAAAAAACTAAGTTCAAAATATGTGAAGATAATACCGCACTTTTAATTGCAAGCAAAAGATGGCTTAAATCTCCTCCTCTAATATCAATGTATATGTTGCTAATTCGCATAGGAATGGTCCACAAAATAGACAAAAAAACTGATTTCACAATAAATGGGATTTTAGAAAGCAAAATAAAACCGTATCAAGTAAAAGATTGCTCATTATTGAAAAATTCTATGTATGGAATAAAAAAAATAATGAGTATTGGTGATCGAAAATGCTTTTGCCAAGATATCCGTAAAAATTATCCAGATATAAATCTTATTACAATTCATAGAGATGGAATACTATCTTATAGCACAGACCTATTTCAATCAGATAATCAGAATTTGCAAACAATTACTCGATGGCAATCACTATAGGAGGCAATTATGTTTTCATTTGGCTCTGATCCAGAAGTATTTATTTCCAGCAATGGCAAAATAATAAATGCCATTAATGTACTTCCAAACAAAGAAAACAAAATTAGCCGAGGTTACACATCCATCTATTATGATAATGTTTTGGCGGAAATGCAAATTACTCCTGCATATTCAGCATCTGAAGCTATTCATAATATTCGCACGGCATTTCAGATGTTGCAAGAAAATATAAAAGATCATGAAATAAAAATCGAATCTGCTCATTGGCTTGATAATCAAGATCTTCTTGATAAGGAATCTAGAATTGTTGGGTGTAATTCTGAATTTTGTGCATATACACTTGAACAAATTCAGCCACCAGAAGATGTGATTAAAAGCACTGGATTTCGTACTGCTGGTGGTCATATTCATTTGGGAAATAGTGATCTATTTCAAGATAGCAAAGGAATATTGAACACAGTTCGAATGTTAGATTTATTTGTCGCAATACCATCAGTGTTGCTTGATCAAGATATAACGCAAAAATACAGAAGAAAAATCTATGGTCATGCTGGAAGTCATAGAATTCCAGATCATGGTTTAGAATATCGTTGTCTTGGTAATTTTTGGTTAAAAAGCCCAAGACTTGTAGAGTTAATTTATGACTTGACTGCGTATACAATTAATTTTGTGGAAAAAGAGAAAAACAAACTTTTTTGGATTACAGACGAAGAGTTTGATGAAAATGTTGATCAGACAACCTTTTGTTTTGGTTATGATGCCAACCTACTTCAAACTTGTATAAATACATGCGACAGAAGAAAAGCCGAAAAGTTTATGCATATTGTAAACTGTCATCTACCAAAAGACTTGGCTTATAAAATAGAAGATTTCTCTGAAACTAACTTTGATTTTTATCATGAATGGGGAATAGATTGTTTGGATTCATAAAAAAAAACTCAAACAAAAAGATAGAAAAAAATATATTTCTTTTGGTTGGAAGAAACCAAGAGCCAGAAGCCCTATTATCTTTGTATGAAAATAATTCGGAGATAATGAAGAATTGTAAAATTAATATTATAACACCAGAAGTTGAATGGTATCCAAAACCTTCTGGAATTACAAATCAAAACAAATCAATCAAAGGCTTGGTGAAAACATCATTGAGTTTGCGTCATGTTATAAATGACATCATGAATCTTGAAAAAATAGATCCAGAGAACACAGTCATTGGCGGTTATTCTGCTGGTGCTGTTGTAGCCTTTCAAATTTGGATGACAAGCAAAATCAAAACATGCATAAGCCATAGCGGGTGCATATTAAATGTTGATAATATTATTTTAAATGAAACTCAAAAAAAATGTTTATTGATTCATAATCGTGATGACGAAATTTTCACTTGGGAAGAAAGATACTTGCCCACAAGAAATTCACTAGTAGCGTTAAATTACGATGTTACAGCCATTGAAGGAACATATGGTGGTCATAGCATTTCGGACAAACACATAAGATATGTAAGTAATTATCTTGATTTGTTTTGATTTCTTATATTCCTGCAGTTTGAATTTATATTTATTTCTCTGCACTTTCTACAAGACCAAAATTTATCCATAGATAAAAATGCTTGGACTTCAAGCTTTAATCTTTTTTTGTGAATAATGAAATGATTTTTACAATTATGACAAAGACTTTTTTTGAAATTTTCTCGTAAGGTTTTTACCTTTGGTGTTTTTCTTGTTTTAACTTCGCTTTTTCTTTGATTTTTTCTATTCTCCCAATAAAACTTTAACAATTCCTCTGGCATTGGTGGTATTGGAAATGTGCTTTCTTTCAAAAATCTGTAGCGACTACCATTGACATGTATAGAAGGAGGAAATACTGATTGAACATTATTGCCCCTAAATTCAATACCACGAAATTTTGTTGCAGTTAATGTCACATCTGGATTTAAAAATATGTGATGAATAGATCTGCTGCTTTCAAAACAAGGATGTTTGTAATTTCCTATTAAAGAATAAAGTAATTCATTTGATTCTTCTGTATCTGCTTCTACATCAATAATATCGCCAAGTAAAATTCCAATATTAAGATTATCATGTTCCTGCAATAACATTTTCCATTTGTTTTGATCGTATTTAGAATTCCACTTAGATAATAGTGGCTTTTTAGATGTCGGATGAAGTAATATTGGCTTAAGCCCAATGCTTAAGTATTTTTCAAAATATGTTTTTATTTCATTGGACATAATTGACAAAAAACCTCAAAATGATCCTATCTTAATGATAAAGGAGATTTAAACATGGCAAGAATATTAGTTACTGGTGCTTCTGGATTCATTGGCTCCGCATTAGCAAATAAACTTCATGATCTTGGTCATGAGATCATTGTATCTGGAAGTAGGAGTGAAAGGAAGTGCAAGCATGATTACTTTTTACCTCCGAACTGTTCCGGACTAAGTAAATTAAAAAATTTAGATTATTGCTTTCATCAAGCAGCACACAATGATACTACGGACACCGATGAAGAGTATATGTACTCTATAAACTGCGATTTCTCTTTAGAAGTTTTTAATCAAGTTGCTGATATGGGTTGCAAAAAAATTATTTACGCAAGTAGTGCATCTGTCTATGGTTTGTTGCCTCCTCCACATCGAGAAGATGGCGAAACATGCCCCGCCAATATTTATTCGCAATCGAAAAATAGACTAGAAAATATCGCAAATAAATTTTCAGAAGATAAAAAAATACCAGTCATTGGTTTGAGATATTTTAATGTTTATGGGATTGGAGAACAGCACAAAAAAAACCGAGCAAGCATGATTTATAAATTGTGCAAACAAGCAATACAAAATGGAAAAGTCAGTGTATTTAAATCTGGCGAGCAAACAAGAGATTGGGTTGCAGTTGAGGATATTGTTGATTTAAATATTTCCTGTTTAGAATATAACAAATCTGATGTTTTCAATGCTGGTACAGGTGTTGGAACTTCTATAAATGATATCATATCCACTATTAAGGAAAATTTAGGGAAGCCACTTGAAGTGGAATACCTAGATAATCCATTTACTTTATTCTTTCAAAATCACACTAAAGCTCATATCAGAAAATCTCAAGAACTATTAAATTATAATCCAAAAGTCGATATTAAAACTGGTGTAAAGAATTTACTTGAAAAAATGAAAAAAGCCTCAAGTCTTTAGACATGAGGCTTTAATTTTATATTGAAAAAATGTTAGCTAATACCATCATAGAATTTTCGAGTTGGATTTGCACCAAAAACTCCTTCCATCCAAGAAGATTCATTTTTAATCTTCTTCATTTTCTTTTTTGCAACTGCAATTGCAAGTTTTTCTGGTAATCCTTTTTTCACAAGTTTGCTGATTATAGCTGCTTCTGAATCTTCGCTTGCTTCAACATCTGAGTCAGTATCTGAATCAACATCTTTTTTTGGCACACTTTTCTTAGATTTCTTTTTGTGCGTTGATTTCTTAGATTCATTATAAGAAGATTCTTTCATGCACTTCATACACTTCATGTGTTTCATATGCTTTTTATGCTTTTTAGATTCTTCAAATTCATCTCCATCACTTTCATCATGATCTTCATCACCTTCATGATCCTCATCACCTTCATGATCCTCATCACCTTCATGATCTTCATCACCTTCATGATCTTCATCACCTTCATGATCTTCATCACCTTCATGATCTTCATCACCTTTATCTTCATGATCCTCATGATCCTCATCACCTTTATCTTCATGATCCTCATGATCCTCATGATCCATATCTTCATGATCCATATCTTCTTTTTTCATATTTTTGGAATATTTTCCACAATATTTACACTTGCTCATCTTTGGCTCATCTTTTTCTGATGCTGCTGGTACTGTTTCTCCATCACCACTTTCATCTTCGATAACTTCTTTTTTTGCTTTAGCTTCACTATGAACTGGATCAAAAAGACTAGAAGGACTAACTAATCCCAAATTTTGGTGATTTGAAAGACCTAAAGTTTGATTAAAAAAGCTTTCGTTTAAAGATTTCCAATTTTTATAAGACAACATATTATTCTCCAATTCTTTACATAACTAGGATGATGAAAAAATTCTACTTAGCATTGTTATTTATCTTATTTTTTTTGTTTTTTTACAACAAAAGACAAACAGATGTCGTTTTTTTTAAAAAAAATGGCAATTCGCAAAATAAAACAGAATATAAATCTATAAAATCATTAGCTTCATATAATCTATCCATACATCTAATACAAAAATTTCCAATAACTTTGAGTGGCAATCTTTTCTATGATGATAAAAAGTTTAGATTGTCTGCATCAAGTTTTTTTGGAAAAGAACTTGATATTGGCATAAATGATAATTTTTTATGGTATTGGTCAAAAAGATCTAAACCAAAAGCGATTTATTATTCTGATGTCAAAAACTTGAGTAAGACTGGATTAAAATCAGCATTAAATCCAGAATGGATAATACTTAGCCTTAATATTAACAACAATGTTGAAAATTCAAAAGAGATTATAAAACTTCCACAAGGAAATTTACATCTTAAAGATCATAATAATGCTTTGGCGAATGGCATGACTGTTGGAACTTTGATTGACAACGATACCGTTAAAGGTAATTATTTATTTTCCAATAATGGCAAAATGATCGCCAGCAGTGAGATCATCGAAAATCAAACTATTGCTGGCGTTTTACTTCCAAAGAAATTGCATATCATTTGGTATGATGAAAACATTATTATGGATTGGCATATATCTGATGTTCGATTAAATCAGAATATCCATAATAATGTGTGGGTAATGCCAAACATTTATCCAAAAATAGACATTGGAAAATAATTTACTTTCCAAATGCTTTCCGTATGGCATCTCTTCTTACTTGTTGTATTTTTCTTTTTTCGTTGTATGCTCCAGAAGCACTGCGAGGTGCAGGTGGAGTTTGCGAAGTCGTTTGTGCCATTGTCTGCATGTTTTTAGGGGGCATGACAATATTTTTTGTTGAATTTGCAACAGGCTTCAATGCAGCCTGTTGTCTTGGACCCGAACTAGATCTATTTGCTCCAAAGCTATTTTTTCTGCATCCGCAAGCCATAAATCACCTCTATAGATATTTGG